CACGTAAAACCTAATGTGAAGTCTGACTGATCTGAGTTCTGCCACTGATATATTCGTATAAAGGCTGTATCTAAAGATGAAGCTCCTTGGGTTAGAACTTTTGTCCCACCACGAATAGTAACAGTACCTCTAGGAGTAAACTCCACATCTCTGCAATTCGAGGCAGCGGCAGGATCAAAATCTGTCTTTGACCACTGATCTTCGGATATCCATCCTAGTTTAAAGTTTGATATAACAAGGCGTTCCATTATATACCAGCCCCATCAATCTTGGCAATCGTCATGTAGGTTACTGCCGGATCGCCAGTAGCTTCTTGACTTTGAGAAACATTATAGGCATCTACTAGATCAACACTATCCACGGCTGTGTATAACTCTACGTAATCTCCTGGTACTAGATATACTGTATGAGTTATCCTCATAGTTTGCAATCCAGATCCATCTGTAGGTGCTACGTACCAATATGGAATACTTCGTGCAGCTACAACTGTACCATTCTTCTTCAGTTGTAATCGTGCTACAGGAGTAGGAGGATTCCATTGGAACCCAAGATAAGCAGCTCCTACGAACACCCTATCGCCGGCGGCACAACCATTATCTGGAGAAATCTCAACACTTAATCCCATAGCACATGCAGCATTAGCAGATGCTGGCGTAAAGTATAGTTTACCTGTACTAGCAGAATAATCTATTCCATGATATACAGTCGATGGCCAAAACGACCACGATTCGTCTGTTATGGCCCATGTTTTCAAATCGGTAGAGCCACTAGTATACAATGAAGTTCCAGTTGCGTATGCAAGACTAGCACTTACTGGAGCTGATCCATTAGATGGTAGATCAGCACTAAGAGCAGTGCCGAAGAACATTGATATATTAGTGGAATCATCTGGGATCGCCCAAGGAGGCCCGTACATATAAATCTCAGAGATCTGACCACGATTTCCAGCCACGTCTGGATCTCGTTGGCTGTACATAATGATAGCGTACCAACGATATGGTTTAGTATTTGGAATATAGAATTCAGTAGTATTGGTTGAACTAGAACAAATACCAGTGTATAAGATATCCCAAAGTTCTGGATCAGATGCCATGGATAAATTAGTGGCTGCGAACTTGAAATCTTTAAGTCGCTTGTAAGTACCATCATCTCTTGGTCTAATAATTATAGATGATATTACTCTATGCACACCTAGATCAAACTTACACCAATCTTGTGTAGTCCAGTCTGGGATTTTAGGTAGAAGGGTATCTCCTGACCAGTATGTACTGGTATTTCTATCGATCATACGCGTTGCTACATTAGCACCACTTTCAGTACTAGCTGTCAATGAGGCGGTAGTTGCGTAGTCCGAGTTTAGTCCGTAGTAATCGGTCTGAATTGGATACGAAGCATTATAGGTATATCGAACGTAATCTCCACTTATAGCAGCTGCCGCTGCCCCTGGAAGATATGTATCAAGACACGCGTAGTCAAGTGCTCCACTAGAAGGAACTCCAAATAATGTATACAAATCACTTTGCGGGAGAGCGTATGCAGAGCATGTGGAGAATAATACATCTCCTGATGCAATGTTGCCAATCTGCGCATTAACTAAATAGTATCCAGATGCCTTGGCAGTGAATCTACCAGTAGAGGGATCATATTCCTCACGTGTATCATATACAATCTGATCAAATAGTAATGTGCCTCCAGCTCCTATATCAAGATCTGAGGATAAGGCCACACTAACAAACGACCAATCAGTAGCTGTACTTCCTATTCCAATCCAATCATTTGTAGCTCCATCATAATATACTAACTGGTTAAGGGACTTATCAAAAGCCATAGCACCAGATGGAGGATTAGTCAATGCGGCAATTCCAGAGGAAGCATCAATAAAGACCGCACCAACTGCACCAGCCTTATGTACCCCACTTGTTCCAGTGGTAGTAAAGGTGTAGTGCTCTACCCCAATGATATCTTCGATGCAATCAAAGTTATCCTGGCATATGGCTGGTATCTCAGCTATAGTATTGGCTGTATTAGGTTTTTGTGTATCCCAAGTCATCCAAACACCCCTAGACTAATCTAACTACTATGAAAGTTGCAGGAAATGCAGCAGAATCAAATACTTTGATAGACTGCCAGTTCGTACTTACATCATAATTAATTAACTTAATAGTAGCCCAAATATTCCCACCAGATGGGACATTAGAAGTAGCGGCTACACCATCTGCTGGGCATTCCCAAATGGTAGAATATTCTTGCGACTCCAATTCCTGATTTATAAATCTATTCCTAAAACTTGCTATTGCACCACTATACAACGTGGTACCAATGTAGTAAGAGTATTTCAATGCCACTTCATACTCCTGTCCACCATATCCAGATAAAGCAGAATTAAGTGTTACAAGATACACACCAGAAGATGCGGGTGTAAACTTATGAGTAGTTGTACTAAAGCAGCTTCCTGGATCATTTACTTCAGAGTCGAATGGAATAGTTGTTTCCGTTGTAGAAGCAATAACCTGCGTTGTCGATAACCCCACCATGGCAATACTTCTTTTGAATACACCAGATGCCGATAATGATTTCCAAGAACCCCTAGCACCATAGTATAGTGTGGATTGGTCATTATCAAGAGCAAGCCATCCATCAGCCACAGATGTGGGCGATATAGCAGCTATCATAGCAGAAGTTCCAGCTGTTAAAATGCTAGTCATTCCAGCTATATGCCTTCCAGACATTGCTACTTCTACCTCATTAGCTGTTACAGTCTCGGAGAAAGAGTAGTGCTCTCTGGCGAACGTGTCCTCAAATGCAGTCCAGTTTCCGTAATGAATAGCGGGAATTGATATGATTGCTGTTCCGCTCACAGGAACTGTTTGATCCCAAGCCATTATCTCAACCTCGCAATTTGCATCGTAACAGCAAACCTCTTAAATATCGTGGCATCCGCACTCGTTGTAAAGAAATGTAGACCATCAATATTGTAATCATGTGTTAACTTCAGCTCTACGGTTTGCGCGGTCTGAAGAGGAAGTATGTATAGTAATTGAACTGAAGAGCCAGATCCCATCTTTGCATCTCTAGTCATTAACTTAGTTGAGTATGTGTAGGGTTCAGCAGAACCATCTACAAAAAGTCCTAATCCCAAGTTGAAAATAGGATATGCTGTACCCGACATCGAAGGATTTGGATAACTATAAGGAGGAGCTGTGTATTTATATCTTAATCTATGAACTTCTGCTTGAAATAGGTAGATACCATCACATGAAGGTGAGAAGGTATCAGACGTCATATTAAATTCACTATTCCAATCTTCTACTTCTGAACCACATGTCTTAAATGAGATACTATTCCAAGTATTTGATGTCTGATAATCTAGGCAATACTGAGTGGTAAAGTTTACAACCTTTACTCTAGTTCTATGCCCAATGTTCCAAGTAGGATGCCAAACACCATCTCCAGAGGCAAGCCATATTGTTCCTTCATTGGAGTCAATAGCCATTGAACCAGAAGGTGAACCTGTCAATGCCAAGATCTGGGTGTGACTTCCAGTTGCAGCCATTGATACATGCCCAGCAATGTGATAGCCAGAAGCAGCTGATGACATGGGAGAATGCTCAACATCCATGATAGCATCCATAGCATCCCAGTTAGCACGTATCTGCTCTGTACTTCCACTAACTACCTCTGCGCAAGTTGTAGCTGTACTAACAGGCCAAACTTTGTTCCAAGCCATTTATCGTTTCACCCACGGACCTGAGGATTTGCTTTTCTTTGTCCAAATACTTGTTAATTTATTTAACTTAGTCCAGTTATCACTTGATATTAAATTGTATATCTTTGTCCATATTCCTCTTAAGGTAGCATTTGCCGTTTCAGAAATAATAACTACATCAGATAGAACTGCACTCATACCAAAGGATTTCGAGTCAGATATGATTATACCATCTGATAATATCAAATTGTAACCTACTGCTAGTGTATTGGAGTCAGAGAACACAACGCCATCTGCCAGTGTTAGTGTAAGTGCAGTGCCAGTTCCGCCAGCAGTGGCAGCTAAAAAGTCATTCCAATATGAGTAGTTATAAGATGGATCAGTCTGCGGATAAGCACCCACTGCTACTATTTCATCAGCAGCAGGAGCATTAGATAACCCAGTTATAGCCTTAAATACTTCTGTATAGGCTGTAAAGGAGTCATAGGCGATAAAAGATCCATCAGATGTATCCCTTGATTCTATAATGTATTGCGTACCTAAACCGACATCTTCTGTATATATAATGTAGAGTTTAGTTCCTAATATTAGTACATCCTCTACGGTTCCCATCTGCCCGCCTAGTGCCCCCGTTACCTGAACAGACCAACTCGTAGACCCATCTGCTAGAGCTAACTGACGGAGTGTGAAGTAAGCTTGAGTTGAAAAGTCAGCTTGAGATGCAATATATATTCCAGTGATATCGACATCTAACTTCCTATATCCATAAGTCGTTACCGCTAAATCAGTGTCACTTATTCCCCAATCTAAAGTACCACTACTAGAGGTACTAAGTCTAACAACTCTAGGAGTGTATCCACCTACCCCATCCCAGAGAAATCCACATGCATAAACATATCCATCATATACACGCACATCTGTGGCCTGATCTCCACCAGATCCTACTGCGGAAACCCATGCTTGTACACCAGTTGTTTTATTACGAGCTTCAACGTGAAAGTCGTCGACCCATGCATCTGGACCAACAAGATACACGTAATCATCATCTACATCAATTGCATTGTAATAACTGCATATATCAACGCCCACAACCGTGGGGATATAGCTCCAAGAAGTATTACCATTCAAAAGATATGTTCTAATTATACCTAAGTTTTTAGTTCTATTTTCTCCAGCAGCAAATACTCTAGTTCCATCCTGAGCTACACAGAGTCCATAGGTTTCTCTCTCACCCCATGTTCCCTTCTTCCATGTCAGAGTCCCATCAGATATTTGACGTTTCTCTGTAACCATATAGGCTTGGGCTCCAGCCGCATTGTATCCATGTCCTACAGAGTAGATGTAGGTACTATCTGAAACCACAGCCCACTGTGCTTCTGAGTAATAAGCATCTGCTATCTGTTGTTGTACGTTCCAAGCCATAATTTACGCGTTGTCGTCAGAGGCAGTTAAAGTCCATGTTACTACTAAAGAATCTAATGCAGTTTTAGTCACAACACCAAAGGTCAATCTTGCCAAAAGTATTCCATCACTAGTGGCATTTAAGATACCAGCTTCTGTTAAAGAACCATCACCTGTGCCGGCAGGAAAAGTGGCTATATATGTTACTATAGCTCCAGTATGTGTTCTACTATCAAGGGCAACTCTAACTACTTCTGATTCTAATGTACTAGTACTAGCAGATCCAGCAGTACTTCCTTCTCCAACAGCCATCCATCCCATAGCGACTTCTCCAGGAGATGCGGCTAATTGATCTGCTATGTGAGTGAGTCCAGATGTGGGAATTAGGTTGTGAGCCCAACGTTCCTCTTTAAGATTGCCATACTGATCAAATAACTCAAGATGAACATTCACTCCAAATCTGGCATTAGATATAAATCTTTCCATTATATTACCACCTTTATTTTTCGTTTGAATGTCGTTAAATCCATATCTTTCCAAGTCTTCATACGTGAAAAGTTATCCTGAGGTTTCTTGAACTGTTCCTGTTCGCGTTTAATCATTTCATCTACAGATGTTTTATATGCATCTGCGTAAATAATGATACGCGTATCCTCTTCAAGGAACATAGCTCCACGAAGACACGTACCCCAAATAATAGTTTCAAAATGAAAACGAGATATGTAATCCTCATCACTATCACTCGCCCATACTGCTGGTTGAGCATAGTATCTCATAGTCATTGTATATTCAGCGTCTGGAATTGGGTACAGATCAAACTCCATACCTCGATCAATATAGTAATCCGGTTCTCCCTCACTATCATCATTAACAGTGCCTTGTGAATAAGTAAGGTAGGGCGTAACTTCTGTTACATCTACTTCAGTTCCTGCCAATTCATCAAATTCTCTAGCTCCAACCTTCATAAGTTTCTTATCATTAACTAAAAGGGTTAGATGACCTAAATAATCTGTGGGTAGGGGGTATCTTGCAGAACCAGCAGATGTTAAAGCCCAAGCATCTGTATAAAGATAATTGAAGTTGAATTTAAGAGCGATATCTCGGCGTACATCATTTATCCAATCATTGACTCTATCATCGATGTCATTACGATCTAGATAGTCAACAACTCTTTCTCTGATCTCTTGTCGATCCATTATATCACCTAAGTGGATGGCCCACCACTAAGGATGGGCCATTGATTTTGCGGAGAGTTACTTTCGTACTACGTCGGGGTGATCCTCTTTCATATGTTTTCCAACGGCGACGCCGTTAGTGTAGGGTTTGTGGCAGACTGTGCAAGTAAATGTCTTGGGCTTCTTAACTTTATTGACTTCGGCAGCCTCGATAATACCAGCGATCTTTCCAATGGCTGCTGTAAGGCGATCGTCGATAATCCTAATAACCTCTTCTTTGCTAAGTCCAAGATCCTTGGCCTTTTCTAACTCTGCAGCCTTGAGGGCATCTGCTTCTTTAGCAGCTACCATCTCGGCTATAAATTCATCGGCTGTTTTATTAACCGTAGAGTTAGCTCCAGTCGTCATAGCTTGCGAACCAGATGAAAATGCAACTTTAGGAAGTTCCTTTATTACCTGTCCTTTAGAGTCGCAATACGCCTTATCATCGTCGCAACAAACAAATTCCCTTGATCCCTTAAGCGGGTGATCTGATAGAGCGAATATAATAACAGGGTTATCTGTGTAGTATTCCCCATTCTTAAACTCCGCTTTCAAACCCTGGATCGGGATAACTCTCCTCTGGTCATCAATGATCCTATCCTGAGGTTTGAGAATAATTCTCAGTTCTCGTTTCTTACTGACGTACTTAAATGGGCGGGGCGGCCTTGGCCAGCTCCTCGCAACCATAAAGTCATCCATATTATAATCCATTGACATAATTGCCTCCTTATTCTCCGTTTACTTTGGAAAGTTTCATACGGAGCCTGTAAGTGGCATCTCTACTCTCGGTAATTGTATCCCTCTCTTCGACGAATTCAATTCCGATACTAGCCTGTAGACCCTTGATCTTTAGCCAAGGTTGTACGGCTTTTAAGAGTTTGCCAGCAGAATTGTCTCTCCACTTAGCTCGATATTGACCATCCTGTTTTTGTCCTACCTTTGCTCCGAAGAGCTGTAGGAATTCCATGAGCTTGAAGTTCTTCGAAGAGATCGTTACGTACAATGAACTCTTCGGTGCCTTCCGTGGGGTTTCAATCTTTATTGAGCCTACGTTATCTAACAAAGAAGATATATAGGCCAGTTCGGTCACTTTATAAGACATTGTGTACCTCCTTGTACCTCCTCAAAATCGCAGCATTTCTGCTGAAACTAGATTATGTGTAAAGGCTTATTAGCCAGTCACGCCTGTGATCTTTCCGTGCATCTTCTCCTGATGGAATTCCATACCAACTTCGCAGATGTACTGATCCTTATAAGTATCGTCGCCAGGAAGCTGAATATCAGTCTCCATAGTAACGTCCCTGTTTTGCAGGTACCTATAAGTGATCTCGGCTAACTCAACTGCGAATCCGTAACCACCATAGTAAGATGTACTCGAAGCAGATCCCGCGTTTTCCAGCATAATATCTTTCACTAAGTTGATGGTACCGTGAGGTGACAAGTACTGCGTAATGGCGATACCATACGTCTTGTCCTTCGGGAACATCTGAAGCTTTCCCTGCGCCCACTGAGAAATAACAGAAATAACAATAGGTGCACAGAACATGTATCGTGTATCGGAACCATAACGGAATACTGTTCTCAAGAAACCTTCCCACTCAGCCTCGGTCATCGTACCACCCATTGCGGTAGAGTTTGTACCAATGAAATAGTTAATTCCACCAGTGACTCTCCGTGCGTGGGAAATACTCGCGTCCTTGCCATTAGTATCCTCATACGGTTCCCCGTACAAGAATGCTCTTTCAAGGTCACGCATGAACTCAATACCCTTTTTCTTCCTCTGGTACGCACGGTCTGCACCACCATACAACTCGGTATTGGCAAGTGTTCTGGTGATCTCAACTGACGTCCTGAAGATCTGGGCATAGTTCGATACGCTCGAAGCTTTCGTCGACTTAGTTACTAGAGTGCTGTACGCAGATCCTTCCTCAAAAGCGGTGCCGATCCTGAAAATGTCAGCAGCAGTATTGGCAGAAGCAGCTGTCGTAGAACCGTATCCTCGAATTGCTGTTAATGCAGCAGCCGCGGAACCGGTAACTAGGATAACTTCTCCAGTGCTAGGAATCTTCAACAGGTCGTATTTATTGAAGAAAATACCATCTGTCGTGGCGATTGCCGTAGCAGCCGATGTTGCAGACGCAGACAGGGTTGCCCAAGAAGGGTTAAGGTAATCTTCGATCCACGAGAACGTGGTGTTGATCGCCACCCTTTTGTTCAACTTGCTAACAAGAACATATAGAGGGGCCGCTGAGGGCTCCAATAGATAAATCTTGTCGCTAATGTCTAGCACTTTCTGTGAAGAAAGAATATTCTGACTTCCAGTAGCATTAGTAATCATCGCTTGGCTCATCTAGTTTCACCTCCTGACTATAGGATAATCTAACGTTAAACTAACTTCATTGCTGCAGGACCAGAGTTCATCATATCCTCCCATATCCTGTCTTCCTCGGTCGCAGGTTGCTGTCGAGGGTTTTCGTTACTCCGTTGCTGCGGGGTAACGGGAGCACTACCACCAGTGACTCCGCCCGCCGCTCGGCGTTTGCGGACTTCTTCTAGAAGTTCTGCTTTGATAGATGCACGAAGAGCATTAACATCAACAGCAGGCTGAGAATGTGTCTGTGCGGCAGGAGTTGTCGGCGAAACGCCTCTCTGCTTAGCAGCAAACTTATCTTTAGCCATTTCATATGCTCTAGGCAACTGAGTGATATCCTGGTCAAGCCAGGGATTCTCTCGGAATACGACCATCATCTCATCTCGATACATGTCAAAGTCAGGATGAGTCTTTTTAAACTCATCGACAATAACCTGTCGAGTTTTAATGGTGTCATAGCGATTGAGCATATGCGCCATGATTTTTGGTCCTTCGTTCATCAGGACTCGCAGGGCTTCTTTTCGTGCCTCCGCACGCGGCTTTTCCAGGAATGAAATATCATCCTCTTCCCCATCCTGCTTGGGAAGCTCTGGCATTTCGGGTAGCCCCGATTGCGTGGGTTGAGCCGCAGACTGTGTAGGTTGCTGAGTCGGCTGCTGGCCGGCTAGCATTCTCTGCACATAGTCTTTGAGTTGAGACAGTTCTTGTCGATTTCTCGATAGTTCTGACTCAACTTCGCCGTACGACTGCGCTAATTTGGATACGGCATTTTTAGGATCTGTTTCGCCTCTGAATTTCTCTGGCAGAATATTCAGAAACTCGTTAGGTTGTCCCGTAGTCGGTGTTGGTGCTGGAGGTGCACTAACGTCCGTCGGGGCCTGGGGTGTTGGGGCCACTGTCGTGGTTTGCCCTTGCGTCCCTGGTGACGGTTGTGTCTGCGTTGCAGACGGGTCATCAAATAGGACAGCGAGATCTTCGTCAGGAACGTCCAGCCCCTGATGAATGGCATCAGCGAGTTCTTGGACGGTCATCCGCTTCTTGTCCGTCATAGGATTTCCTCCTTATTGATTTTTCCGCCGCTCTGATATTTTAAGTGCATCATTGATGCGGCGTTCAACGATGTCCACTAGGTCCTGTAGCTCCTTCATGGCAGCTCGGACTTCTCCAAGTTCCTCTTTATTCGCCGTGAGGAACCTATTCCTCTCCAACTTTTGAGCGACATATCGCTCCATTAAAAGCTTCCAACCATATGTATTACGCATCTGGGCGAAAGCTGTACCCTCCTCTAGGGTAGTGGCTTCCATTCCCGCCTTAGGGTTTACTTCCCTAGTTCCTTCACTGAGAAGGAGTTCCTTGCGATCTGTTGCCATAACTTCTCCTTATTAATTCACTTAACAATAGCGCTGGAGGAATGCCACCCGCTATTCTAATAGGTTGTGCACCACCATATCGTCTACCCATCTCTTCTACCAAATTTCCATATGACTGTAATGGCTCACCTGTAGTGGGCATAAGATGCAATGGAGGATTCTCCATTTGTTCCGCAGGCATATATTGTTTAGCCTTGCTAAAAGCCGTATTCTGCGACTTCATCATTTCTCCAGATAGATGAGGATTAATGTTTCCCTTTGGTCCAGCACCCTGATACTGAAACATGAAATCCATATCACTTTTACCAGGGATAGGAGGCTTATCTGTTGCTCCTCCACCAAAGATATAACCCTTTTTCACATCCGGGTGTTCAACTAAATTAAGTATTGATTCTTTAGTTTGATCAACTAAATCCTTTTTACCAGGGCTCACAGAACCTATGTAGTCAAGAATAGCACTTGTTAGTGGTGATGGATACTTTTCTCCAGTTGGAACTTTAGATATCTGTTCCATTAGTTCGGGACTTAGTGCTAATCCTCTAGGTCCTTGATTCAACATGTACATACCAGTCTCTGGATCAAATGGAACTGTTCCTCCTCCAAGACCACGCTCTACATCCATCCCTCGAATATCATTAGCTCTTGGCTCATTTACTACTTGCTTAGGCATCTTTGATGTATTCTTTACTGGTTTTACAATTGATGCTTCTACCAACTTATCCATATCCTCAGTCTTAGCTCCGCCAAACACCTTACCAGCTGCTGCGGCTGCCTTATCATATGCGGCTTTGGCTTTACTCATTTTCTTTAAGGGTGCTAAAACATCTGTTGCTCCTTTGGCTCCCTTAGCCACTTTACCAGCATCTTTAAGAACTCCACTTACTCCCCCAATAACAGGAAGTGCACTTAGAAGTCCAAGTACTCTAGCCCATGTTGGTACTGGTTCTCCAGTGAGGAGATCCGTCCCCATGGCTCCTTCTTGAATTCCCTTACCTTGTCCTATTCCGGGGATAAAGTCCGCACCAAGACTTAGTAAACGCTTAGGATCTTGCTGGTAGTACTGAACCATTGCATCCCGATAATTATTTAGATCAGGATTCTGGTTTAACTGCTGCTGCATGTACTGATAAGTATCGTATCCTGGACTCTTGCCAGTATCTGGCCATCTAAACTGTCCATGTTCTGGTTGCCAGGATGGTCCTTGCCCTTGCTCGTAAGGAACTTTGTAATCATACATATGCTGAGGATCATACGGATTGGGACTCAATCCATACTGATTTGCCATATTTCCATACCACTGCCTAAACCTATTCTCCTCTACATTGCTGTACGGAGGCATTATTGAGCACCTGCCTGTTGCGGCATATTTCCACCATTAGGTAGCAATCCACCACCAGGTATTCTCATCATCTCAGCCATTGTTGCCTCGGCTGGAGGAGCTTTAGCTCCTGGCTTTGGTGGCTGGGGTGGTTGAGGAGGCTGTGGTCCACCTTCTGGAAGAGCACCCTGACCTGGAGGCATTTGTCCAGGCATACCTGGCATTGGTGTTCGTGGTTCAACCAGTAACTTATTCTCATTCTTAATATCCAGAGCATCAAAGACCATCTTACGCAACTCAATTTGATTGATAAGAGGATCATTATTGAAGATCTGGAATGCTTGCATAATCTGCTGAATTCTAACTTCTTTTACTGCTGTAGTAGAAGAACCCATGGGTTGGAAACTATACTGTTTTAGAATAGTCTCAATATCCTGGTTAAAGAATTCAGGTCCTCCAAGCTTCATGAAATCTTCTTCGCCAACTATCTTTGCCATCTCTTCAGGTGGCAAGAAGTTATAATCTAACCACAGGAATACTTTGGCAATGCTACGAATGACTGTAAACTCCAACATCTTGACAACAGTATCAAATCGTACGTTTGATGCTTGCTGCAACCTAACGATGCCAGTGGCCGTTTCTCGGCGTGGAGGAGTTGCACCACGTGCGTATTCCCACTCACCCGTAGCATTGTCAATGTCTCGTTTAATGATCTCTTCTTCCTGATACGCAGACTTTGTTATATCACGTGTATCAAGATCTTTGATCGCATTCACATCATTAGTTAAAATGATATTGCCCGGATAAGATACTAGGTTGTCAAAATCTATGTCTGCATACTTATTGGCAATGAACATCCTATTGATAATCAAGTTGACGTTATCCATCCTCTGATTACGAACAGTGTTCAGTTCTTCTTGTAAACTCTCTGCAATCTCTGGTATACCTATTCCGTACAGTTCATGCTGCACAGGAATATAGCGGGCCATGATGAAAGGTACGAGTCCCCCAAAGGGGTTATCCTCCTCTTTCAATATGACCTTACGACCACCAACTGTGATGATCTTGTCTTTATCCCAATACTCAAGGATCTCTACTACCTTACGTTCGCTGTCGTACCCATACTCATCAATAATACCAATGTCAGTAAGTCGTTTCTTCTTCCACTCATCAACGTTCATATTACTTTCAACGTAGGTGAGTAAGTCATCAACGTTCTTATAGAACTTCTGTTTCTCCAACTCCTTCAACTCATCGAAGTCCATGTAGGATAGTTGGATTATATACTTCATCCTTCTAATCGACTTCGCCCTATAGTCGGGATAGATATTGAAGATATCCACTGGTTCAATATCAATATAGTTAAAAGTAGCTAGTTCATCATCATTAAAACGTGGGATAATCTTAGCAAAACTTGTACCATAAATGACAGATTCCTTGAAAAACTCTAGGATTTTATTGAAGAATTCCAACTGATCTTCGTCTAATTGATACTCAAGTAATCTCTCAAGAAGCTTCGCCATATCCTCAGCCGCACCCTTTCTAGGAACGACTGCAACGATAGGTCTGGTATTAAAAATAGTACCAAGCATCTTTGGCACTACTGATTCAACAATAGAGAAAATGTATGGAACGAATATATTGCTTTTGAACGGCTGTGTAGTGCTGTCACGGTGACTTCTATACAGTCTATAGAATCGTTTCCATCGAGTTTCCTGTGGTTCCCGCCAACGCTTGGTTGCCTCAAAAAGGTCAACTACATACTTAACGGGATCACTTGGTTTGTCGTAGGTTGTACCTATCATTCATATCCCTCATTTACATTGCAGAAGACCACTGGGGTCCTTGATATCTAGGAGGCATTACACCAGCCGCTGCCTTCTTTGGATGATTACCTTGCCAATCATAATATCTATCTGTCATTAACCTATTAGCTCTAGTATTTTGCCATTCTCCATATGGATTCAATTTTGGGTATGTACCTCTCTGCCCCTGGATTCTATTGATTGGAGCTAGACCAAGTTGGCCAGCTTGAGCATATGGATTAAATGATCCCTGTGGTTGATTCTGCATCATCGGTTGAGTCTGCATCCACATATTAGCTAATGGAGATCCTGGTGCATTCTTGTATGTAGGTGCTGCAGGATTTTGCAACATGTTAGTCCAACCAGAGTAAGGTTGCCCCTGAGCTACCATATTCTGAGGTGCTGTAGAGGTATTTGGAGATGGTTGCCCATTCGCCAAAGTAGGTTGAGCTTGGGCGGGATTAGTCTGATTTAAAAGTTGAGAAGTTGGTGGTTGGTTCCAACCAGCTAGACTTCCCATATTAGACCAGTAAGATCCCTGCGGTTGAGCTGCTACTCCAGTCTGTCCTGCTGGCGAGGTTGGTGGTAGTAAACCCATAGATGGATTTGCACCTTCCTGACCTCCCATGGATCTTAGATACTGAAAGAATTGGTTTTTCAGATCTGGTGCATTTTGGAACAGCATTTGTGAAGCAGAGGAAGCTCCCTTAACCGGCATGGCTCCCTGACCCCGCCATTGCATTTTAGTAACAGGATTCATATTAGAGAATGCAGTATTTGGATCTTTACCAGCTTTCTGATATTGATCCATGGTCTTAAGCCAATTCTGCATAGTAGAAAATCTCTGTGCTTCTGGGCTACTAGTATCAGTATACGTACGTTCCTGACCCATTTCTTGAGTAGCAAATGGGTTCTGCCCAGTTAATTTAGATGTCCCAGCTTCGGTATTGTACATCTTCTGTATGAAGTTCTGAAGATCAGGAAGTTCATACTGCGGCTTATAGCCTTGATTTAGAACATCTACCCAACTTGCCTGTTGTGCCATTCACATCACCTTTAGAAATATCCTGTGACTTTTGAAGTCCTTACATCTTTACGTTCTAACTTAAAACCAGGAGGACGATACTTGACATTGGCCATTACGACATATCGAATAGCATCAAGTAAGTGGTCATCCTTCTCCAAGGGTTTCTCCTTGGGGTTGTACTTATCCTTCGCGCGCGCCCAATCGGCCCATACATAGTGTCTAAACTCTCGTATAGTCTGTGGGCAATTGCGGGCTATCTTAAGTCTTGGTCGCCCTGCTGTAGAGTCTAGAAATTCATTAACCTTAAGAACTCCGGCTTGCCAATCCTTAAATGCGCCAATGGTGGGAAGTCCACGCCTCATCATTTCGTCCGCTACACTAATCCCAGCTATGGATTGCTCTGCGTGCGCGGATGTGTCGATAACTGCTAGAGCTGGAGGAAAGCGTGTTCCCATCTTTGTCTTGATCTTATTAACAAGGTCACCAATGACCAGATGCTCTAAGATCTCATCGTACACTATGTAATCCTCTTCTCTGTTTAAAGCCGCAAATACTACTGCATGGGGATTACGATCGTGTGGATCTATCCCAATCAGTATCATATCCTCAGCCTTGGGAGTGTAAGGATCACAGATATTTACTTCAGCGAATTGCTTATATATAAGGCCAGTCTTTGCAATAAACTTTCCAAAAAGGGCAGCTTCAAGGTTGTCCTTCATGGCTGGATCGTGCATAATGTTAGACACCGCATCGGCTGGCAAGTGCGGGTTGTCAAATATACTGACGTGGCAGTGCTCCACATATGGAGGAACTGCTTCAGAATTGTCGTACAAAACATCGTACAACCACGTCAAACCGTGCAAAGGTGTACATGTAATCAGTAACTTACCATTGATATTCTTACCAATGGTTCGCATATAGTTTGATTCATAGATGTCACGAGGGGGTTCCTCATCCATCCACACCAAATGCCTAGCGACACCCTCAAACTTCTCGATGTCCTGGTCATAAGATTTGAAGTCGATGATCGTACCATTAACAAGTTCGATCTCTCGCTTCTCTTTCCGTTCTTCTTTAATGCAATGAGCAGGTAACCATTGTTTGATCATCGGCATGATGATCGCCTGAATACCACTAGTAAAGTCTACACTGCATACACGTATAGCAAGAGGCGGTTTTGGAAGGTCTAAGTAAGGATGAATTCCAAGAGCCGCCCAACAAACTTCAACAACACCAAACGTAGTCTTGCCAGAACGCTTACCTCCAAGGACCAGTCGAACCTTGGTATCAGACTTATGCATTCGAAGCAATGTCTGGTTATTAGGTACGTAGTCCAGTAGTTGTCCACACTGTTTTAAGTACCTTTGTGTTATAAGGTCGTATTGCGAGATATCCATTACTATATTTTAGTATTTTCCCCTAGCAAATGTTACTTCTATTACAGTATCCCATATAATTTCAACATTTGGTTTTCCACTAACAGTAACGGTAAAAGTTTCATCTGTTTCACCTGGAGCTATGGCTACTGCAGACATACTTGCGTTCCAGCAATCATCAACTTCATAAAGTGCTGTAGTACCTAAATACCTCTCTGTAACAGTACTATGAGAATCTAGAGAGTATACAGCTTTAACTTCGTAAGCTCCTCCTTTATATGGATCTAATATATTTGTAGCATTAAATTGGCAACCAGTACCAGTACCACCAGATACTGCCCAATTATTAAGGTATGACCCATACACACCATATCCCTGCCCGCATGCTGTAACTGTAACTCCAGAAACTGCACTACCAGCAGCTTCGTTTACTGGATCTACAGTGCATAGAAAACCAGTTCCATTATCTACTGGATCAAGAGCAAGAACATCTCCAGTTGTGTATCCAGTTCCACCACTAACTATTGCAACACTAACAATACCAGTACTTACAACGTTTCCTACAACTTTTGCCTCAACTAAAAATAATCCAACATTGCATAGTAGAGGATACCCATGAAGACCATGTTGAAGTACCATAGGAGTCAAAGTAGTTCCACTTGTACAAGCACTCATTGGATAATATCTTCGCGTGTAATCTGAGTCATCTGCACCAATATATAAAGCATTTGGAGAATATACATAAGATGTACCCTCTATTGTATCTGCTGACACATTTTGGTCTACTATAATTCCAGTCTGGACGTAAAGAGTATCCAAATATACAGTACAAGCACCAACAAGGGCCAAACCAGAAGCACCACCTACTGCTAATCCAACTGTTCCTTCTCCATCAGAGTATAAACCATCTCCACTACGACTCTGAAATCCATATCCAGGACTGGCTGGAACTCCTGTTAGTGCAGCAGAACTCGTTGCAACTGTTTCACAATTAAATGTTATTCCATTTGAGCTGTTAATTATCATTTCGTGTTATTTCATCTCCTTACATTCTATCAATAAGTGTTATTTTAACACTAGTCTGCCCACTACCAACAATTACCAAACCATTATCATCATCTACAGATGCCATATTGGTTATAGTCCTTTAAGCTGGCGTAACTCCAACTTTAGTTATCTGCATTGTAGCAAACCAGTTCACAAAAGTACCCATCTGGGCACTCATACCTATCCAAAACTGTGGACTATATCCATCTACAACAAGCCAGCAATTCCATCCATCTCCGCATTCAACAATAGGAGTAGTTACATATCCGTCACTTTGAAAGACAATAGCGTCATCTTGGGTAATACATCTACCCTGTCCATCAAGTGCAAAAGTAGAAGCTGAGTTTATACCCACTACGAATGTAAGAGGTTTTAAAATACAATTACTTCCAGTTCCACCCGATGCAAAGGCAGAAGCCATTGTCTGATAGTTATTTCCACACGCCGTCACTGTAACTCCAGAAACTGCACTACCAGCAGCTTCGTTTACTGGATCTACAGTGCATAGAAAACTATCCCCATTAGGATCAACCCAAGTAAGTAGATCAGCAGTTGTATAGTCTTTTCCACCACTTAGAATATGCACTGTCATAACACCAGCCGCCTGAACAATACCCATAATAGTAGTTCTAACAGCAAATATTGTTTGTAGTGGAACTTCTGGAGTACCTCCCATATTTATGTATTCCATAGTTCCAGGATACTCATCTGATGTACTACCATTTAATATCCTTGTCTGGCATACATCAGATATGTTAAGTGTAGTAATACTCGCTGATGCCGCATTTAGTCCCCAATTGGAATATATTGTACCCGCCAAGTATGCACTACCTGGAATAGATAGATTACCAGCTGCATCCACTATTACTTGAGTATAGGGATCTACTGTTTCAAAAGTAAAGCCTCGCACATCTTTAATTATCATTTCGTGTTATTTCATCTCCTATCTTTTCTTTACACAGTTCTGTAAATAGAAGTTAATTTAACTGTGGCATTCCATGCAATTTGCTGGAAAAGTGCCCCACTTACTAAAATGGCTAGAGCAGCGCCATCTGTTTCGTTAGCATGAGCCGTTACATTCCAGTTATCATCATCTCTATATAAAATCGTAATAGCACAACTAGCCACTGTAATAACTGCACCACAGTTCTTAAATGCTCCAGTAATCTTAAAAGCTGCTGTATCCCCAAATGTGCCATTTCCAGTAGTACATACAGTTACAGTAAGTCCAGTTCCAATTCCTGGAGAGTTTGCTACTGTGTCACAGGTCTCCCCGTCCACATAAAATGTTCCATAGTTACTTATAGTAACAGCAGTTGCTGCAGACGTAGTTAAATCGACATTGGCTACTACAAGAGAACAGTCATATCCATAACTATTTACACCATCAGTTCTACCAGGACCCATCCTCATACTGTCAACCCACACCACATCTCCAATCCCATAGCCACTTCCTTGTGCAGCTATAACTACACTCTCTACACTTAATCCTACTAGCATTCCAGTAACATCTACATCATATATACCCCAACATGAATTTACAGTAGGCATTGTAGCAGAAGTATAGTACTCAAACGGACCATACCATAATGGTACTTCGGATGGCGCTGCACCAAGATCTATGGTCATATTGTGTACTTGATACTCAATTGTCCTAGGACCATAAGCTTCTGAAGAATATGGAAGTTCCCCATCATTAGGAGGAAGTCCCATATTGCCAGAACCCATCCACGTGTTCCCACCAAGTATACTAATGTTCTTAACCTTGGTGTCTCCACCAGAAGCAATACTATCTTTTACAATATGTACATCTTGATCTGCATCAATAAATAGAGCTTCTGTTCCATCTGTACCGATAGAGATTTTGCCTGCTCCATCAAAGAATATACCCGTATTGTCATCCGTAAAAGTCGTTATACCAGGAAGCCAATTTGACCCACTAGGCGCGTAGAACTGAACAGGGTTATCGGACATCTTTAGGTTGCCTGGAAGTGTTATAGTTCCCCTTGCAAATATATTACCATATTGATTTATGTACATACCAGACACACCACTTGTTGCAAAAGCTAATGTATCAGTATCAGTACGATATATACCAGTATCTAAATCACTAGCAAATGTCAGACTAGGAGTAGCAGATGTTCCATTGGAAAGTGCAATTGTATCAAGTTCCATATATGGAATATCGGCACTTGTAGTTACGGCAAGTAAGCCAATAGATGCACTATGGATCTCGTCATAAACTGAATGGCCGCTAGTTGTGATAGACAGA